AGTGGGGCCGGGGGGTGCTTAAGCCCCGCGCACGAATGCGCCCTTGCGGTGAGGGTGAGGTAGGGGGGGAATGCGTTGTGACAAAACGCAGCGACTTATAAGTCATGGGCAGCCATATTGACTAGTCGCGAATCGGTGAGAAAGTCACCGACATGTGAAGAGCGAATTAGACTGACAAGCTGCGCAATGTCACAGGCGGAGAGCTGATAGTGGTGGTCGTAATAGACTGCCACATCGGCCTCACTAGGGAAGTTGGTGAATTGGCCAGGAACGTAGTACTTGTACTCGCTCTTGGTATTCAGCTTCTTACCAACTCCAGTAGCCCCACCGAGCATGAGGCCGAGAGCTAGCATGAGCGGGTCGACAAGACCAAACTCACACATAGTCTCAGCTATGCTCCTCAACCATGCAACACGATTCTTTGTGCTGCGAAAGTGCATGTCCCAGCAAATCTTGCTGAGAATCCTGCCGGTACGTGGCATGAGGACGTAGGTCTCTCCACAAGGGAAGAACCTACCACTGCAAAACTCAACATCGAGCACGTCGAATGTGAGTTTAACTACAATCTCCATCCCGAAATCAGCGTAAGCAGCAGTAATTCCGGGAGCACAGCCCATACGGGCAACTTCTCGGTCAGTTGTGATGGTGACACTATCGTCACCACAAATGATTGAGATCCATTTACGACCAATGCCATGAATGGAGAATTTCATGGCAGCATTTACAAGCGTATCGCCGACGGAAGTGTCGGGCCATCCTGATTGCATGGTGTATGGGACTGAGTATTTAGTTCCGAGGCTACTCGTGCCTCTGCTAATGTTGCGTTTTAGGAGACTAGCAACTCTCCTAGGTGTGAACCGGGTGTAGACAGCATTGAGGAAGTGGAACGGACCCTCAAGCAAATGCAAATCAAACCTGGACTGATCATCTTCAACAAAGACAATCTGCTCGTCACCCTCGAGCATTTCAGAAATGGTGGCAATAGCTTTAGCAAGCTCATCACCGACTTGGGCAGCATTCATACCGCAAGTGTATACAATTTGCTCGCCCCGCCTAACGGAAGCGCTGGTGTGCCGCGGCTTGAGAACATTCTTAACTTTCTTCACGAAGGGTCTCAAATAAGGACCAACACGGGCGCTTAGCTCAGGGGGGCAGCCTTGTATAAACCTAGGATCTTTAAAGA